CCTCGTGCTGTCGCTCCTACTACAGGTGGTAGAGTAACAATTGCTAATGCTGTTGCTGGAAGTCGGGTTGGAGATTCCAACACTATAATAAAAAACGCACAAACAGATGCAAATATTACTAATTTTGCTGAAACAAAAGGAACAACTTTAAGTGGTTTTGCTGGCGATACTAGAATAAGAACAGATCTAGACAAAGCAATTATAGCAAAAGATAAAATTGATAATAATACTTTATTAAGTTATCAAAAAGATCTTGATGATGCAGAAACAGCATTAAACAAAATAAGTGAAACAGACTTCCCATCAAGAGATGAAATTATTAGTAAAAACAAACAACAAATAAAACTAGGTATGGCACAAGCATTTTTTAATGCTGCAGGAAGTGGTAAACCTTCATTCATGGAAGCAATGGGAGAATCTTTAGGTGCTGCATCAGGTGTTATGCAAAAAGGCACAGCTAAAGAACAAAAAGATTTAATGCAATTAGCTATAGCTGATTACAACAGAGCTGCTAAAAAATATGATATTGCAGATAAGAGAAGATCAGCATTATCAGCACAAATAACAACTAAATTAGCAAATAGACAAACAAGAGAAGATAAATTAACAGATCAACGATTTAAACTTCAAGAACGAATAGATAAAAAAGACGAAAAAATAGCTGACATGATAACTGATAAAATAGATGCTAAAGAAGCAACTCGTAGATGGGAAGCAGAACAATCAATTGATGTTAATAAAAATTTCCAAGCTTTTTTTGAAGATTTAAGGTCTGATCAATTTGCAAACACCACAATGAATAGTCAAGAAATGGAAGGATACGCTGCAATTCAAATGGGAAATGTTGCTATGAAGTACGGATCAAGACCTCAAACTGTGGCATTAAAAGGCATTGAAAGATTTACTAATGAAATTCCAAAGATAGCAAAACGATTAAGAAGTAAAGATCCATCATTAAGCAATCAAGCTTCTATTGAAGCAGCAAAAAAAGAATATAGAGACTTTTTAATAGGTGGTGAAGAATTAGGTAGTGCTGCTATATTTGATCATTTTGATCCTATAATTACAAAATATCAAGAAGATCTAATTAAATTTCCAAATTCTAAAGCAGCAAATTCAGCTTATATGAAAGATGAATTTAGTTGGCTGCCAACAGCTTATTATGATGAAGATTAATAATTATGGCTACTTCTAAAGAAGAGCTAGAAGAAGCTTTATTAGCTCAAAATTTTAGACCTAATATAGAAAATCCCGGTTCAGGAAGGTCTAGCCCTTATGTACAACTTTTAAAATCTGGTATCACAGGTCAACCCATTCCTGAACCTGAAGTTATTCCAGAACCAAATCCTGATGAACCTATTATTAAAGAACGTGAGGATGTTGATGGTTTATCTTATAAAGAACTTATAAGAAAAAATTTCGAAAAAAATCCTAATTATATCGAAGGTATAGATAATCCGTATTTAACTGGAGATTTAGAGATACCTGAAGAAAAAACTCCAGATAGTAGCAATCCTTTTACTACCGCTGTTCGTGGTGTAAGCAGAGGCTTTGCTCAAACTTATATAACAGCAGCTCAAGGTATTCTAGCTATTGCAGATTCTGCTACTGATGCTATTGGTTTTGAAGATGCAATAGATAGCGAAGATGGAGAAATAATAAGACTTTTGCAAGAAGCTAGAGAGTATATAGGGCATGAAGAAGGGATGGGAGGAAAACTAGCAGAAGCAATAGGCTCTATGTTATCTCTTGCTGTTCCGGGTATAGGGCAAGCTAAATTTGCAGGAAAAGCTGCTGCTGCTATGACAGGAAAACAAGGACTTAAAATAGCACAACAAGCTAATAGATATGCAAAAGGTATGTCAGCCTTAAAATACACTACAGCAGGCGGTATAGGTTCTGGCACATCTGATGAAATGCTAAAAGCTTACAAACAAGCAGGTGGTGAGTATACAACAGGTCAAAAAAACTTAGCATTAGCAATGGGGCTTGGTATTGGTTTTTCAGAATTGCTACCTATAGAAATGATTTTAAAAGGTTTACCTAGATACTTAGATAATAATATTAAAAATGGAATTATTAGAAGAATAACAAATGCAGTTGCCGATGGTGGTATGGAGGGTGTGCAAGAGGTAGGTGCATCTTTAGCTCAAGAATATTCAGCACAAATGATTTATAACCCTGATCAAGAAATTGGCGAAAGTATGCTGTCAGACTTTGGTTATGGTGGTGGTGCAGGTGCTATATTCAGTTTATTCTTACGCGGCAAAAATAGAAAAATTGGTAGAACAAAAAAAGATCAAAAAACATTAAAAGATGACTATGATAATGCAACACCATCAGAACCTATAGAAGAAAACGAATTGCCTATAGGAAAAGAAATCTCTCTATTTGATAATGAAGGTGAACAAACATCAGGAACAGTTAAAAATGTTAATCCAAAAAATAATACAGCAGAAATTATTGTAACTGATGGTGATCGAGAAAGGGTAATAACCGTTCCATTAACTCCAGAAGTAAACAATGAAGGTTATTCTTTGTTTTCTGATGAAGATTTATTCAATCCTAAAAATTCTTTAGACATTGCCGACAAAGATGGAAATGTAATGAATTACCCAGTAGGTAATCCAGAAAAAACATCTAACGAGCTATTAGAAAAAGAAGAAAACAGATTAAATAAATTAGCATCAACAGCAAAAATATCTATGGAAGATATATTTAAATTAAAAGTAATACGTTCAGAGCTTGCTAGAAGAGAAGCTTTAACAAGCGATACAATATCAGACCCAAAGCAAATAGATACAGAAATGAATCAAGAAGCTGCTGCTGATGAAGAGGCGCAAACAGGTAGTTCTAAGTTTATTGAAGATGTAGATGATCTAACTAATAGAACTATTGAAGAAGCCGAAATTGAAGCCGAAGAAAGAGCAAGGCAGGAAGGGCTTAATATTGAAACAGGAGAGTTTATTCCTATACCAAAAAAATATAATAATAATACATTTGATATTCCTGATCCAGATAGCAATGTTGCGTATAACACAGGTAAGAAAGGAAAAAATCCTGAAAGCAAAGAAATAATTAATACTGCAAAACAATATGATTTAACTGAAAAACAATTTAAATCTTACTCTAAGGCTTATGCTGAAGATGTTCAAGAAGAGGTTAATAACAAAGATAAAACTGAAGATGATTATAAAATACCTTCTTTTAAAGATTGGATTGATGTTAATTTTTCACCAAAAATTCGTAATAACGTTATTGAAAATGAAAAAAAAGAATTAAATATTTCTAATAAAGTTTATCAAAATTTAATTGATGTAATTACTAAACAACAAGGTAAAGATTTAGACAGTTTAAACGCTAAACAAAGACAAGAATTACGAGTCTCAATGGCTGAAGAACAGAAAAAACAACAAAAAAGAAAAAAAATTAAATCTCAACCAAAAGTAAATGTAGTTTCAACAATGAATCAAGATGGAGATACTATAACTTTAGAGGTTAAAGGAAGAACTGATACTAAAGAAACCGATGCTTTAGAGGTTGTTTCTATAGCATTAGATGAAGATGTAGATGCTCAAATTAATCAATTAAAAGAAAAATATAATATAGAAAAAAAAGATATCAAACAATTAAACAAAATATCTAATGTTGTAAATTCATTAAAAGAAGCTGGCGAAATAAATCCTACTCGTAATCAAAATTATTTTAAAGCATTACAAATAGCTACTAAAAATAAAACAATAACAACTGCTGAATTACAACAACAACTATTTGGAACTGGCATAGAAAATGCAAATGATTTTCAATCTGCAGAAAATTTACTTAAAGATTTTGAAAGACAAGAATATATTGAAGCTCCAAAAGATACTGTAAGCCCTACAACTAAAAGAAAAGTATTACAAAAATTCACTAGTGTAGATACAGCAGGAGAAATTTTAATAAGAGAGGTAGAAGAAGAGGGTGGTGTATTACAAGATCTAACAGAAGATCAAGTAAATGTAGCAAATAAAGTTAAAAATATTATTGAAACTATAGCGCCCGGAAGTAAATTAAAATTAGCTCATATTGTAAAAGATGCTCAAAACAAAGGAAGAAGAATTCTTGGTGCTCAATTTAAAGATATCATTACCGTTTCATTAGATGCAAGAGCTGAAGATGTAATGAGTCCAACATATCATGAAGCTACTCATTATCTTTGGAATAATGGTTTCTTTAACGAAGAACAAAGAAAAATATTATTAGATAATAGAGATTATTTAAGACAACTTGTTAAAGATAATATTATTACAGATCCATTACAATATAATGCTGTATTCTCTAATTTAGATGAAGCTGGAGAAATGGATGAGTTAATAGCTTACACATCAGGCTATTACAATGCGTCTATGGAGTTAACTAATAACCCTCCATCATTTATAACAGGCGAAATAAATGGAATATTAGATACTTTGTATGAGATGTTTAAACAACTTGCTCAATATGTTACAGGCAATAATCAATTATTTACACCAACAGAATTAAAAGAAATTACTAATATTTTAGATAGTATTCGTAATGGCAGTATTGGAAATCAATTTCCATCATTTAATGTAGATAACCCTAATCCTCTTGCTAGAAGACAAGCTGTTATAACTGGTTTGCCAGATGCTAAATATGAAGTAGATAATTTTTCATTATTCTCTCCATTAAAAAAATATTTAAATGAAACTCAATTAAAACAAAAAAAGAAAGGTTCTGAATGGCTTAGTAGAAGCGAAAAAGGAACAATAATTGGTGCATTAAAAAAAGCTAAATACAAAGAAAAAGGAAGAGAATTTTCAGTAACAGATAACGAATTAAAAGAAACTGGTCTTTATAATTATCTAATAAAAAATCCTAATGAAATTATTAGTGGTCAAGCTTTATTAAATATAGCAAAACAAAATGAATCTTTAATGATTGTAAACGTTATTGGTGAACCTACAAATGATATAAATTATGCAGAAGTTGCTTTGCAAGAAGGAATAACATTACAGCTTAAAAGAAATTTATATAATTTTATGGTGACAGAACAACCAGTAGAAATTTTATACGCATTGCATGAAGCCTCACAATCAGGTGCTTTTAATAATAATGTATTAACTAATATGTTAAAAAAATATACAAATTCAAACGGTGAATTAATTAACGGAAGACAAGTTAAAAATTATAATTTAAAAGAAGTAGCAGATGATATTCTTGATTTTAATCTTAATACGAATATTGAAGTAGATGAAGTAATTGATCGTTGGTTTAATGCAAATACACAGCTTAATAAATATATAGGTGATGCAATTGCTATTAGAGAACTTGAAGATCAATACTCTGAAAAAGAAGTATATGATGATCCTTATGTACTTGAAATGGATCCTGATGATATAAATCAATTTGAAAATGAACAAAAACAAAAAACCGCAAGAATTGTAGGTATAAAATTATTAACTAATACTGGTTTATTAAAACCACAAGGAGCAGATACTCTTTTTTTAGCAAATAAATTAATGAAAGATTATGGCTATAACGATGCATTTTTAATGGCTTTTGTAGACACATTAAAATCTACAGCAAAAACTAAAAGAATAAAATCTGAATATACTAATTCAAAAATAGAAGAATCACTTAAAAACATGGGAAGAACTGTTTCGGCTGGAGATCGAGCTGAATCATACAAAGCATTTACATTTCCGGGCATAAGAGGGCTTGGAATAGATAATTACCAAACATTTGTATTTTCTTTGCCTAATTTTAATCAAGAAGCTAGAGAATATTCAAATCCAGAAGATGAAATTTTTGGAGAATATGATGGTGTAGATTTTTCAAAAGGAAAAATAGTTGGTAAAAATGCAAATATAAAATCTTTAGGAGGTGCTAATCATTTTGATAATATTGCTAATCCTTTTGGTTATGTTCGTGTTACAGATATGATTACCGAAGATGGTCAAAAAATATTAATTGTTGAAGAAATACAAAGTGACTATGCTTCTTATGTAAGAGATAAATTAATTTTACATCTTGAAGCACAAATAAAAATAGCAGAAGAAAATCAAGAATTATCAAAATTAAGTTGGTTTCCTAATGACAAAAAACTTTTAATCAATGAAACTTATAGAGAAGATTATTTAAGTGAAGCCCCTCAAGAAGCTCGTACAAATATTGATAGAGAAATAAGAAACATAGCACGAGAAGCAACACTATCTGATATTTCTGGAATACAAGTAGAACTTAAAAAATTTCTTAAAGCAGAAAATTTACCTGAATTACCTTATTTAAATCAAAATGATTATCTTTCATTTGGTGTAAATTATCTTATTCAACATGCATCTAGGAATGGTTATGACGGCATAGCTGTTACTAATGCTGAATTACAACAAGAAAGATATAGGCATAATTTTAAAAATTCTATAAAAGGAATTACTTTTGATCGTGTAATTTTAGAAAATTTAGATTCTAAAGAACCTAATAAAGAAGCTGTAAGATTTTCTTATACAATTCCTAGTAAAACAAATCCAAAAGCTTATCAAGAAAATGACTCTATATTATTTCTTAATGAAACAGATTTAGATATTAATAATTATGATCTTACTCGTGAATTTCAAAATAATGAAAGTTTTAATTTTGATTCTAAAATGACATTTGAAAAATTTTTAGGTAAAGAGATAGCTGAAATATTATTAACTGTTGATAATACTATGGCAAAAAGTCCAACAGGTATGGAAGGTGTTCGACAGGTGGGTGAATCAGATACAGGTGGTGTTTATGAAATAGAAAATTTACCTGCATTTATCGAACGAAATGCACTTATGTTAAAAGGACGAACAATAATTGATGGTATTGATGTAACAGGTAGAAAAGATATACCTGTTGGTGGGGCAGAGTTTAGAAAAACATATAATGAAATAATTCCAAAATTATTTATTGATGAAATGAAAGCATCTGTACCTGCTCAAAAAAGAAAAACTTTTGCTAAAGAAAAAAAATATCTTTATACAGAAGGTCAAACTGGTCAAGGTAAAATAATCAATGAAAATGAAATTTTAGATCAGCCTACAATAACAGCAAACATAAGAGAAGCACAAGTTATGCAAGCTTCTGAAGATCTGGATACACTTACAGACAGAATAACTTCTAATGTAACTAATGCTTTAAGATTTATTCCTATTACAGAAGAAATGAGACTTGAAAGTAAAGATGCACCAGCATTAAATAGTGTAGGTAAAGCTAGAAGAATGGCTGTTATTAATGAAGCTAAAAAAGAAAGGCATGATTTATCTTCTAATATTAGAGAAAGAGTTGCTAATTTCTTTACTGACAGTAAGATTTTTAATCCTTTGTATGGAGTGCCACAAAAAAGGGAATATCTCTTAAAAAGAGGTAAAGCAATGGGCATATTTAGTGCTTCCGAAAGAATTGCTTTAAAACTTAGGAAGGATGTAGCTCCTTATTTAGATAAAAATAATCCTTTAAAAAAGAAAGATCATAAACAAGTTAGAGAATTATTATTTAAATATCTTAGCACTTCACCAAAAGATGGTGAGCTTGAGTTATACAAACAATTAAAATTAATAGATCCTAAAATGGCTAAAGCTGCTTTAGACTCTAAAGATATTATTGAAAAATTAGGACAACAGTTACTAGAAGCTAATATTATTCCTGCTGATTCTTTTGAAATGAATAAAAGATCTTATTTGCCTAGATTATATATAGAACATGTTTTAAAGAATCCTGCTGGTGATGCTAGAAGTTATGCAAAGAAAAGAAAAGAAGATGCAGCAGATTCTCTAACAGTAATAGATGAATTAGCTCCTGAGTTTTTAGTTTCTAGGGCAATACAAAGACCAATGAGAGATTTAGCAATGCTAGAGTTCTATAACTCTATTGCAGGTAATAGACAATGGGTACTTGATGGTGATTTAGCTGATGTTGAATATGACGGCAAAAAAATTAGTTTCTTTTGGCTTGGTAGTCAAGCAAAGCAATATAGAGAAATAGCAAAATATTTAAACAGAGATCCAGAAAGAAAAGCAAAAATGCTTAAAGAAGCAGATGACATGCAAATTGCGGCTGACAAAGGTGCAGCTATATATGCAAAAGAATATGATCTTGATGTTAATACAATATTTGATCAAGAGCATAAAGAATCAAGATTTTCAGCTCCTGATGGGTTTAAACGAGTACCGAATAATAAATTATATGGTCTTATGGCTGGTAAAGCAGTTAGAACAGGTATATATGAAGATATAATTTCATCTATAAGTTATTCAGCTTGGGGTGATAATAATTATGTTAAGGGTGGAAAATTAGCTAGAAAATTAACATCTACATGGAAGTTAATAAAAGTCCCATTAAATCCTCCAACAGTTTTTAGAAACATGATGTCAAATGCAATATTAATGAATCTTTCTGGTATGCCTATACGCAGAATAATGTCTAATATGTACAAAGCAACTAATGAAATGATAGCTTACAAAAAAGGTGATATGGCTAATTCTAAACATTATAAAGCTTTATTAGATAGAGGTGTTGCTGATACTTCATTTACAGAAGCAGAGTTATTTAGATGGGCAGAAGATTTTAAAGAATTTACAACTGAAAGATCAATAAATGAATTAGGTATTCTTTCTTGGATGCATTTAAAAGGTTGGCGAAGATTTGCAAGTGCAGCTTCTTCTGTATATCAAGGCATAGAAGTTATGGGTAAAACTGCTATGGCTATAGAAATGATGGAGAATCAAAATAAAAATGCTGATGAAGCATATTTAATAGCTAATGATGCATTGTTTGATTATTCATTAGTACCTCCTTTAGTTAGAGGATTAAGAACAAGTCCAATTGGTATTCCTTTCTTAACATTTATGTATAAAGTAATACCTAAATTAATAGATGTTGCGTTAAATAATCCATTTAGATTTGCTCCATATGTAGCAATGGGGTATGCATTGCCACAAATATTTATGCATATGTTTGATATTGATGATGATGAATATGAAAAGTTGTTAGCTTTATTACCTCAATACACTAACGCTGGAACTACCTTTCCACTTCCTATAAGGGATGATGCAGGCAGATTACAGTTTCTTGATTTTGGGTACATAATGCCGTGGGGCTTTATAAATCAATTACTTGAGTCAGGAGAAAAAGGATACAACACAATAAAGGGTACAGCTCAGTTAGAAGAATTTAAAGCAAATGATATATTACAGACGTTAGGTTTGTTTGGAGGGCCGGGTTGGTCTTTAGCTGGTCTTCCTCTTAACATAGATCCTTTTAGTAAAAGACCAATTTGGAAAGAAGGTGAACCTTTTATAACGGATACTGGATCTGATTTTAATATATCAATTCCGGGTATATTTAAAAAAGATGGTCAACTAATTGATTTTATGCAATATATGACAAATCAATTTATGTTGCCTTCATTTTTACATACTGAATATGGCGCTACTAATAGAATGATTTCTGCTATCAATGAAGCTGGAGAAATAAACGATAAAAATAGATTAACTACTACGCAAGCAGCTATAAAGTTTGTAGGTTTAAACACTTTTGCTATTGATGAAAAACAAGCAGGATATACGAGATTAATGCTTTTAAAAGAAGTTAATCTTATAACAGCAGAAAGAAAAAAAATGTTACAAAATCAATCTTATTCAAGAGAAGATAAATTAATACGAGCAGAAAAATATGATGAAGAAATACAAAAAATAAAATTTAAACTAGCATTAGTAAATGAAATAACAAAAATTAATCCTGATCTATTAAGAACAATAAGAGATAAAAATTAATATGAATATATCAAAAGAAGGTATTGATTTAATTAAAGAATTTGAAGGATGTGAATTAACTGCATATCGTTGTAGTGCAAACGTTTTAACGATTGCTTATGGAAGAATTAAAGGAGTCAAAGAAGGTGACACTTGCACTAAAGAACAAGCTGAAGAATGGCTACATGAAGAGTTAATAGAATATGAAAGCTATATAAACGATATGGTAGAAGTATCTTTGTTGCAAAATCAATTCGATGCTTTAGTTTCTTGGGTTTATAATCTAGGGCCGTCTAATCTTAAATCATCAACATTACTAAAAGTATTAAATGCAGGTGAATATAAAAGTGTTCCAGAACAAATAAAACGTTGGAACAAAGCAGGCGGTAAAGTATTAGAAGGTTTAACTCGTAGGCGACAAGCTGAAGCTTTATTATTTGAAGGAAGAGAAGATTAATATGGAAAGGTTAACATTTAAAGAAGCAGCCTTGATTAGAATAGAGGCTCATGAAAAAGAATGTGTTGTTCGTTATGAGTATATAGAAAAAAGACTTGACGAAGGTGCGCAAAGGTTTAAACGACTCGAAGCAATAATTTGGGGTGTATATCCTTTTATTGTTGGTAGTATTATTTTGAGTAAATTTATATGAGCGAACAAAATATAAAAAAGAAAATAGAATTAGAAGTAGAAGTAACACCTAACAATATAGGAGTTAATCCTTTTTACAAATGGATTCATTTAGCTAAAACCGTTGATGCGTGGCGAATTTTTCCCAGAGCATTTGTTACTGTTTATATTGTATTACTCTACAAAGTAGTTACTTGGTTTATGACGATACCAGAACCTAACTTAGAGCAAGCAGGTTTAGTCTCGGTTGTAACTGGTGCTATGGCGGCAGTTTTTGGAATTTACGCAGGAACTAACGGACAAAGCAAAAAGTTTAAAGGCGAAGATTAAATGCAAGCGTTTGATCTAATTGCAGAATTAGGTCTACCTGTTGCCGGTGGTTTGGTCATGGCTTATTTTATATTTTTAGTAATGAAGCAACTTATGGATGGTTTGGTTGGTGAAATACAAACGGTACAAGCTATATCAAAAATGCTTATAACTAGAGCTTCTACTATGAATAACGATATGATTCGTATAGATACAAGCGTTTCTAGTGCGTTAGGTTTATCACCTGATTTAGATCGTATAGCGCGGGCAGAAAATTTTGTTGAGGACGGCAAAATAGATGCAAGGCGGGATTAATGGATATTGTGAAAATAGTTTCTGAGTTTGGATTTCCTGTAGTAATGGTAGTAGGGCTTGGATACTTTGTATATTTTGTATGGCAAACAATAACTAATAAGATTGATCCTGCCGTACAAGAA